GATTACGGCCAGTGCTGCGGCTTCACGTTCACGCTGGTATTGGCCGGACTGCTGAGCCAGCGCTTTTTCGTAATGGTTGGCTTGCCACAACCAGGCACCACGACCACCGACGTAGATGCCCAGTAGCAGCGCAAGGCCGGCTAACCGCCAACCGAGCACGTTCACTGCAGCACCTCGAGCGCTCGCTGGTAGAGCGCCTTGCGTTCATCCAGCCCATTTGTGCCGCCGTTGATCCGCTTGGTGATGGTGAGGAAGTCGCCTTTGTCGGCAAGCGTGTTGAGCCCAGCGCGCTGCCAGAACCAACCCGCCGACAGCGCCGCATATACCGGCTGTTCGAGCAGCTCGGGGGTATTGAGCAAGCGGCTATCGCCAAACAGCGCTTCGCTGCAAGCCTCATAGTTTGCCCGCCCGGTCACCTGAATCAGCCCCCGACCGCGATAGAGCTGGCCGTCACCGTCCGCCTCGGGCGTATTGCCCAAGCGCTGGGCCAGGCGCCCGGTGTCGTACTTGGCCAGGTAGGCATTATTGCCAAGCTCACGCACGTGACGCAGCTGGCCGGACTCATGGCCGATCTGTGCAATGAACGCGGCCATGCGTAGCCGCGTGATGATCGCGTACTTGCCCATGGTCGCATTGAGACCAGGTATGAAAACGCCGGCTTTAGTGCCGGCGTTGGGGAGGATCTGCTGGAGTTGTTTTTCGGTAATCGCCATCAGGAAACATCCTTGAACAGGTTGGTTTCAAACGTCATGCCGGCGCAGTGGCGCGGCAGATCGGGAGGGTTGTGATTGGGTTACAGCTGCTCGATCTTGAGCGGCTGTTTTTCTTTCTTCGTTTTCTTGCCGACGGCCTTCGCTTTGCCCTTCTTGCCGCCGTTGCACTCGACGGTCGTAGTCCAGCCAGACTGGGTAAAGACTTGCTCTACGCTGTCCACCAGGTACTCGCCATCAAGCCCGGGCTTGAAGTCCTTGGCGTTGATCTGGCGTTCTGCGAACAGGTCGGTACGCCCGGCCATTTCCAGCCGCACGGCGGCGGTGCTGCGGTTGAATGCCGACAGCCTGGCTTTGGCGGCCTGCTTGGCGGCCGACTCGTTGGGGTAGATATGGCGGTCGGTGTGGACGGCCGGCAGGCCATCGGGCGATTCGTCGTTGCCCAGCTCCACCACTTTCAAAACGCCGGTTTTGGGGTCTTGATGCTTTGTCTTGACCGCCTGCTGGGTGCCTCGATCACCGAGGCGGAACGAATACCGGCTGACGTCCGCGCGGGTGAGGGTCACGGCCGACAGCGCCTTGCCGCTCGCGCTTTGATTGCCGTTCCTGGGCATTACCAACAACTTCCCATCACCCACCTTGGCCGTGCAGTCGTACTGCTTGGCCAGCCGGGTGATGAAGTTGAAATCGGATTCGTTGTTCTGGTCGATGCGCGCCACCTTGGTCTGCACCGAACAGACCGGGGTCCAGCCGTTACGCGCGGCCACGTCACGCGCGATCTGCGCGAGCGGTGCGTTTTCCCAACTGCCGCTGCGCGTGGTCTTGCCGCTGCCGCGCATGTCGCTGGCCTTGCCGCGAATGGTGATGGTGTCCGGCGGGCCGGTCACTTCCACCTCATCGACCGTGTAACTGCCCAGGCGCGCCAGGCCTTGACCGGCGTACCCCAGGTGAACCTCGATCTTGCCGCCGCGCTTGGGCAGCGTCACCAGCTGGTCGCGGTCGTCAATGCGCAACTCGAATTCGTCCGACTCCATGCCGGGCTTGTCCGTGGTGCGCAGCAGCATCAGCCGATCATTGATCAGCGCGGTAATGTCGTTGCCGTCCGCGACGATGCGAAACATCGGTTTCATGTGTGCGTGCTCCAGAAATGCAAAACTCCGCACTTAGCGGGGCTTCGTTACGCGTAACGCGGGATCAATCCCACAGCATGATTGACTCGGCCTGCGGTGCCGGCAGATCCGGGAAGTGGATCAGCAGCCCCGCGCGGTAAGGCTGCAGCTCATCGGCCAAGCCTTGGTTGGCCTCCAGCACCGTCTCGACCGTGCCGAGCAAGTGGCCATAGACGTTGTGACAGAGGGTGTCGAGCAGATCCCCGTCAGACGTTCTGCATGTCATCGCCATACTTCACGAACTCCAGCGAGAACCCTTGTTTGCGCGGGATACCGCCGGGCAGCAGCGCCCCTTGGTCTTCGTCCACGTTCGTTAAGCACCAGTTACCCAGCACCTCGCCATAGCCTGAGATAAGGCTCAGCGGCTGCAGGCGCCGGCCAATGGTGCGCAGCGTGTTCAGCTGGCCGATACCGCCCTTGAAGCTTGGGAAGATCGCGCCCTTGATCGTCAGCTTGTCATCGCCCTGGCCGACCGCCTGCTGCGCAATGTCCCGCGTCAACCGCTCCTGACCCGCCCAACGGAAACCCGTCTGCCGACGCAGCTCGTCAAAGCCCGCCGTGTCGAGGTTGAAGTAATACGGCTCAAGCTTGGGGTCGAGCGGCTGCATGATCAGCAGGTGCGGGAACGGCTTCACGGCCTCGGCCGCCGGGGTGGCCTCGACGCCCAGGGCGCTGGTCGGGACGATGTTGCCCAGTGACGGGCTGATCTTGCCGGCGATGCGGTTGATCGCCGCCCCCGCCCGGGCGGCCTGCTCCTTCATCGCGCCGATTCGCTCCTGCACCTGACTGGCTGCAGTCACCGCGCGGCTGTAGGTCGACGCCACCTGCCCCACAACGGACTGGGCGGCATTGATCGCCCGCATGGTCCGCTGCAGCTTGGCGCCGATGGCCGGGCCAATAAAGGGAATACCCTCCAGCTCCGAGGCTGCCCCCGTCATATCGCTGACCGCACCGTTGAGCGGCCCCAACATGCCGTCAAGGGTGGTCCGGCCAGCCTCCCCGGCCGCGACCAGCGACGACAGCGCCGACCCCATTGATTCCATGTAAGTCATATCATCCCCTTACAGGTGGGCTGCATCGAATAGTTGATTTGAGGCCATGCGGGCGCCCTGCTCGCGCTGGAACGCTTCCCACTGGGCGCGCATGTGCGGTTCCAGCTCGCGGGCCAGCTGCGCAGGGTCTTTAACATCCCCCTGCACCGTGATTGTGCTGGTCGGCGAGAACGTGAACGCCTGATCGACCTTTGGCGCTTCACCCTTGGGCGCTGCCGCCTTGGCCAGCTCGGGGGCGCTCGCTGCCGGTGCTGCAGCTGCAGCCATATCGCGCACCACGTTGCCCGTTGGCGGCGCGAGGCCGGCACCAGGGAAGCGCACGCGATTGGCCGTCAGTGCCGGCACAAGGAACGGATCTTTCGAGTCGGGATCACGCGGATCATACGAAACAGCCGGCGCTGCAGGCGTTTCGGGCGCCGCCGCCGGCGGCTTGGCCAACGCGGCTCCAGGGAACCGAACCTTATCGGCCGTCAGTGCCGGCACGAGGAACGGGTCTTTTGAGTCAGGGTCACGCGGGTCATACGAAATCGCCGGCGGCGGCGGCACTGCAGTCGCGGCCAGTGAGACAGGCACAGGCGGCGGCAAAGACGCTGCCGGCGATACAGGCGCGGCGGGCGGATCTTCTTGCTTGACCGCCGGCGCCGGTTCCTCGGGCTTTTCCTCATCCTCGCCGAACCACTTCTTACCGAGGAACCCGCCCAGCGACTCGCCACCCATACCGCCGATGGCCGCACCAATGGCGCCGCCGATCACAGTACCGATCACCGGTACCACCGAACCAAGCGCCGCACCCATCGCGCCGCCGGCCATAGCCCCGGCCAAGCCGCCAGCGGCCCCGCCGTAGCCTTCGGCCTTCTCGTCCTGAGTCGTAGCATTCATCGCGGTATCAATCGCGCCCATGCCCGCGTCAATCACGTTGCCGCCCGGCAGGCGCTTGGCCAGCCGTGTGACGTTGCGAATGCTGCTGACGGTCTTGCCCAGGCCGGCCAGCTCGCCCGCACCTTCGGCCAGCGCCTTCGGCGCAATAGGTACGCTTGGCGCCTTGGCAGCGGGTCGAGTCGCCTTGGCCGCCGTCCGTGGCGCGACGCGAGACGTTGCACCCTGCCGCCGGGCGCGGCGACGACTGCGGCGACTCCCTGCGCGCTCTCCGGCGCCCGTAGCAGCGCCGCCAACACCCCCACCCAATGCGCTGGCATTGACCACAAAGACGCGCTGCGGCTCGCTGCTGAGGCCTGAGCCGCCATCATTGGCCGCCGCACCGCCAAACACCTTGCCCAACGCACTCAGGCCGGTATCCACAACACGGTTGCCCGTCTTGGGCAACGCATCGCCGGTACCGCCTGCATTACGCCCTCGGGTGCGACCCATGATCGAGCCGCGCGCCACGTTGAAGACACCGACACCGATCTTGGCTGCGCTGAACGTCGTGATCAGCGCAGCGACAGCGGCGGTCACGCCGGCAGCGCCCATTACCATGCCTGGGAACTTGTCCGACAGGCCGGCGATGCCCTTCGCTACCCACGTCAGGCCTTTGGCGGCCGCGTCCGTGGCGGGCCGGATGGCATCGCCAATGCTGCGCATCGAGTCATCGACCGATTGCGACAGCTCGGACCACTGCTGCGCCGATGTATCGCGGCGCTCAGCCAGGTTCTTGTCCAGAATCCCCGACGAATTCTTGGAGTCGTTTTTAAGCTGCTCATACAGCTCTTTGTTTTGCGAGTAGGCCGTAAGCGCGGCCTTGACCTGCATGTCTGCAAACAGGTCGCCGGTACGCAAGGATTTCTCCAGCGCATCGAGCGCCGCCTTTGCCTTCTCGGGGTCGACTTCGCTGCTGATCTTGGCCTTGGCGTCCTTGATCTTTTGCGCCTTCGCCGGGTCCGTGGCTTCCACGTATCTCATCGCCAGGGCCATCGACGACTCAATGCTGCTCATGCCCTTTTGAATGCCGGTATTCAGCGAGCCTTGGTAGTCGATACCAACATCCGCGTAGGCCTTGACCAAATCCCCCGAACCGATTTTCTCAACCCAGTTCTTGAAGTTGTTGGCCGCTTCGTCCGAGCTACCCGCGGT